GATCAGGGAGGAGATACTGGGAATGAGCACCGCCTCGGCCGCCAACGAGCTGGGCAACGCCCTGATTGACGCCTTCGCCGCGGGCGAGAATGCCGCCGAGGCGTGGGGCAAGAAGGTGGACGACATTGTGGGTAATGTGATTCGAAAAATGCTGATCCAGAAGCTGGTGGAGGAGCCCGTGGGCAACATCATCAACAAGTATATGGCCAAGTGGGTGGACAAGGATGGGAACTTCATGGGCTTCGATGCGATTATGAACTCAGCAACCGCTATGGGTAACGAGCTATCGGGGCTGGGTGCCGGGCTATCGGAAGCCCTGAATATGCTGCCGGATGAGATTAAGAAGTACTTCACGGGGGGCGACGACCCCGCCTCTCCCCTCACGGGTGCGCTTAAGGGTATGAGCGAGGACACCGCCAGCCTGATGAGCGGCTACATCAATGCGATTCGAATTAACCAGATCGAGGGCATCAGCGTGATGCGTAGCCAGCTGTTGGCCCTGCAGCAGATTTCGAGCAACACCTCACACAACGTCAATCTACCTGAGATACTGAGCGTACTGAAAACCATTGCCAATGGCGACTCGCTTAGGCCGACAGGACTGTAATTAACTAAACATCAACCTATGACACGAATAGCTAAAGATATTGCCAAGCAGGCCAAGCAGAAGGGTATATGCCAAGACTGGTATAAGGAGCTCAGGACCCTTGAGACGGTGGAGCAGCTGGCCGATATGTACCTTAAAGGGATCGACTTCTGCCTTGCCAACGATTTCCCATCAAACGACTATTTGAGGGCGAAATTCAAGGGCAAGATGGAGGACTATGGAATACACCTCGATGAGGTATTTGGTAGCCTGAACGGGCGAAAAGTGGTGGCCTTGGGGTCGTGCCGGGCTGCGGTGGAGGTGGATGAGCACCACGTGAGCGAGGTCTTTGTGAAGCACACCAGCTTGCTTAACCTAACGGCCAAGGATTGCGCCTTTGTGATGGTGGATGCCTTTGAGAATACAAGGGTGAAGATTAAGGCCTACGGCGAGGCGAGGGTGGTGGTGAACCGCTACGGCAACGCCGAGGTGTACATCATTGAGAAGGGTAAGAATGCCCGCGTAAAGATTGTGGATAAGGACAAAATAACCTACTAGCTATGAATATAGTGTATAAGCTCGACGGGGTGGACATTGCCACCTACGGGGTGCATATCTCGGCCTCGGATGGGTTACTGAGCAAGCCCAACTTCAAGAAGCCCAATTCGCACAGCTGGCCTGAGTACCACGGCGAGGTGGTTGATTTGGGCAAAAGGGTTTACGACCCGAGGGTGATCCAGCTGGACTGCTTCATACTGGCTGACAGTAAGGAGCTGTTCCTGACCAAGTGTAACACCTTTCTGTCGGTATTCGAGAAGATCGGAACCCTTAGGCTATCGGTTGCCGTTGATCCCACCAAGCCCCTACTCTACGAGGTATATCTCGACGGGGAGATGGACATCAAGAAGGTCTGGAACGACGGCCAGATGACGGGCAAATTCACCATTAAGTTACGGGAACCAGAACCCGTAAAGCGGGTGATTAAGTATACCAGCACGGGCGAGGCAACCAAAACCGTAACCCTAACAATCACCAGTCCCAGGCTGGTTAACATATACTGGGGTGACGGCAGCCACACCTTCGACGTGAGCGGCACCTCACAGGTGGTGACCCATAACTATACGGCTAAAGGCGACTACTACATAGTGATAACTGGCAATATTGACGAGATAAGCTCGCTAACGCATAACGGAACACTGGTATGGAGCAAATTATAGTAACGCATTTGGACAGCAGCACCACCAAGCTGCAATCGAAGCAGAATGTAAGCACGATCACTAGAGCTAACCAAAAGGTGGAGCTACTGGGAGCCGACACGGTGGAGATCAGCGTGGAGTCAGCCACCAAGCTAAACTTCTACATTGGCGATAAGATAACGGTTATAGGCAGGGATTACACCCTGAACACCCCCGCCAAGGAGCACAAGCTGTCGGAGCGCAAGTTCGTGTACGATATGGTGTTTGAGGGGGTACAGTACGACCTGCTGCGGGTGAGCTACAGCGTTAACGTGGACACCACGAGCAACGAAATTCAAGACCTTTCGGGCGATTCCCTGACGGGCGATCTGAAGATGTTTCTGGACGTACTCCTGAGCAACGCCAACAGGGTATTCCCCGGCAAGTGGGTGCTAGGTACCTACCCCACCGACACGGAGACCAAAACGCTCACCTTTGGCGATAGCGACAACTGCCTATCCGTGCTGCAATCGTTGTGCTCTGAGAGCAACTACAACACCGAGTTTTCGATTGGCATAGCCCCCAACGGGGTGCGCACCCTCAATATTGGGGCTACTGGCAACGTATTCCCCTACACCTTCCAATACGGCAAGGGCAAGGGGCTGTACGAACTAACGAGGGAGAAGGTAAGTTCCACCAACATCGTGACGCGGCTAAGCGTTTACGGCTCATCGCGCAATATCAACACATCAAAGTATAGGGCTTTTAGGCTATGCCTGCCCGGAAAGACCAAGGGGCAAAGCTACCTTGAGAGCGCCACGGGAATAGCCAGCTACGGGGTGTGGGAGCAAACCAAGAACTTTGAGGAGATATACCCCCGCAGGACGGGCACCATCAGCGCGCTGGGTGATAGCGAGCTTAAGTTTGTGGACTCGTCTATGAACTTCGATTTGAACGAGACGGATGGGAACGGCAATACCTTATACTTGATTCCCGGTGCAGCGGCCAAAATCCACTTCAATACGGGCAACCTGGCAGGCTACGAGTTTGAGATCACCACCTACGATCGCTCAACAAAAACGTTTACCCTTCGCCCATTCACCGATGAGAATGGGTACACCTTCCCTTCGCCCACCGAGGCTGCATTTCAATTCGCGCAGGGTGATAAGTACGTGATTCTGGACATATACCTTCCACAGTCGTACATAGATGCTGCCGAAGCTGAATTACAGGCAGCCGGGCAGGAATACCTTGACAAGTACAGCCAGCCAAACGTGATGTACAGCTTAACCGTTGACCCCCTATTCCTCAAGGATGTGGTGGGCGCCGAGGTGGAGGCGAACATAGTGTGGGTGGGTGACTACATTCCTGTTAAGGATACCGATTTGGATGTGGATAAGAGCATCCGGGTGAAGGGTTTCACCCGCGACCTACTGAAGGATTACGCCTACAACCTCACCATTGCCGATATGGCCGTGACGATTAGCACCATAAACCGCGTGGTGAGCGATTTGCGGGGCATTGATAATATCGTTAGGATTAACAACCTGAACGATCCTGCGCGGGCGCGCAGGAACTACCTGAACTCACAGGAGGTCTTGAGTATGATCTTCGATCAGGAGGGTGACTTCTACACGGAGAAGATTAAGCCCCTATCCATCGACACCTCCATGCTGTCGGTTGGAGCAAAGTATATGCAGTTCGGCATGGCCGGCACCATATTCCAGCCCAACTACGCAGGGGCAAAGAATAGGGTGGTGTACACGGGAGGGGCACTAACCCACTACGCCATACTCGACGGCAGTAGCAACCCCAGAACGTGGACCATTGGCAACGGTGATGTGGTGCTGGGGAGCGATGATGCTTTCTACATCTACGCAAAGTGCGAAAGGGATGGAGTGAATGGAAATATACTATTCTCGGCAAGCCAAATTCTGGTGGATTCCGATAGCAACTTCTTCCACTTCCTTATTGGAGTGATAAACAGCGCGGGGGAGAATGATGAGCGCGCTATTGCTCTTATGTACGGATTCTCAACCATAAATGGGCGATTCATTAAAACGGGCAGGGTTCAGAGTGCCGACGGGAATACCTTCTTCGACCTGGACAGCGGGACTATACAGGGCAACATACGCTTCCAATCCGGGCAGACTGTGGAGGCGGGGATACAGGAGGCGGTGGATGGCATTGAGATCGGAGGGCGGAACTTGCTGGCATTCGCTGACATGATTCAAGGGAGGACATCTGGGATTAGTGGGCTATTTGTTAGTGGGACAACCTATATCACCTCAGCTAATTACATACAATGCATCGGGGCCAATTTAACAATAGGTGCGCCTAACAGCAGCTATCACGTTCACGTATGCTTCTTCGACGAAAGTCAAATATTCATTACAAGCGTTTATCTGCTTAATGGGGGTGCTTACCAAAGCACTTTCCCTCTAACGTGGATTATTCCTGAACGCACAAAGTTTATTAAAATAACAGTAAAACGATCGGATGGAGGGGTTGTAACCCCGGCAAGCGTTGCTGCGGATTGCCGGATAAAGATCGAACTCGGCAACAAGCCCACCGACTGGACCCCCGCCCCCGAGGACGTGCAGGCTGACATTGACGACCTGGCCTCCGACATTGCCGACATTGCCGACGACGGCAAGTTCACGCCCAACGAGAAGCATCAGGTTCGCCGCGAGTGGCCCAACCTGCTGTGGAACTACCTGTCGTGGGGCGAGCAGGGCGAAGCGCTGGGGATAGTTACCGAGCTGGCGGCCATGGAGGCCGCCTTCCTGGCCCTGGCCAAGTACCTCAACAACAACGTTACCTGGACATCCGGCATACCGCTTTGGATATCGGACGCCCAGCTTAGCGTGACCACAACGGTGGTGCCCGCCACGTTCAGGGCCAAGTTTGCCGACTACTACGAATCGCTCAACGCGCTGATCGCAAAGATTGGCGAGGTGAACGTGGCCAACACGGCAGCCCTGGGCTACCTAGCCGAGGCCATTGCCAACGACACCACCATACAGGGCGGGCTCATAAGCACCTCGCTGATCAAGGTGGGTGCAAAGCAGTTTGGTGAAGGTGGAGGACTCTCATGGATAGAAAAAGCGGGCATCAACGGTACGGGGGAAGGCGATGATACCCCCAGAATTTATGCCGGCGGTACGCTCGCGAAAGCCGTTCAAAGGGTGGCGGGGATTCTGACGAATTCGGCTAAGTTTGTGGTAACGCAGGGGGGGAAGATATTCGGCATGGACGTTGAGCTGTACGGCTCGATGTCCACGGCACCGCCGGGAGGCAAGCGGATACTGCTGGACCACGACTCGTCATCAATGAACATCTACGATGAGAGCGGGGATATGAAGGCAACCGTATCCTCGGATGCCATTATAGCCCTGTCGAAGCTGCTGACACCCAACAGCAATAGCGTAGATGCCTCGCAATCGATATCCCTCAACCAAACGAATGGCTCGGACACGGACACCAAGCTATCCGCACCGTTGATACTCCCCGCAACCAGCGATAACTACACCATAACCACCCCTCCGGTTGCGTGTGTTTGCTATGGCATTCAGGATACCACACCGCCCGGGCATACCGGGGCAGTTGGGGCCTCCGCCTCGGTTAGCGCTTTTCTTGTTAAAGCCGACAACAGTGAGGTCCCATTAGGTTCTGTCGGCATATTTGCCTTCGTGGCCGGTGAAAGCTCTACCGAAAATTTGACAATCCCCTCAAAATCGTTTGGCCCGCTGCCGTCCGGCACTTACAAAATGAAGCTCACCGCCTCGGTTAGCGCGTCCAACGTGTGGGCCACGGCCTCGGCCAGCATAAGGATTGTGGCTCCAGACAACACGCTGTCGGGCGTGAGCGATGTGGAGGTGTCGCGCATATACCGCAACGGCATCTTCCTGATACGGGATGCCAACAACTATATGTACATGAACCCCATGGGGGTGGTGGAGAAGAGCGAGAAGGCACCCGACAGGCCGGGGGTGCTGCTGGCTGGTAATGTGGCTAGCGGAGGTGGTGGTTCAAATTTTTGGGGGCCAAAAAAACATTCGTCAACATTATCTAAAAAAACAGCTGACGGAACATACACTGTGTACCATAGCGCCGGACACACAGGCTACACCGTGCAGGTAACGCTGGGGACCAAACAATCGACTGCCGTGGTGAGCAGCAAGACCGGCAGCAGCTTCAAGGTGACAACCTACAACAGTGGGGGCACGGCTGCCGATACGGCGTTTGAGTTTGCCATGTTCGGCGAGAATTAGAAGAGGGGGCACGGCGCCCCCTCTACAAATTTAAACGTCAGAGGGTCTGTATTTTTTCGATCCACCCGCAACCAGCTAATCAATTAACCGCACTCACAAGGCGGTTTTTTTATGAAAAAAACTTATCAACTAGATATTAATTCGTATCAGTCTAATACGTTTATGCTTTATATTAGAGTTCTAATTAACCTACTGGCGAGCCGGGAGCCATAAAAAATCAAACGCTATGCAAGAATCATTATTCAACACATTGCTTGTGGCAATGAGCGGCTTGCTAAAGAATAGCTACGCTTGGCTATCGGGCTTACTGATGACCCTTTTAGGCTACTTTTTGCCCGTTAGGGATATCGTTCTCCTCTTGATATTTTTCTTTATTATCGATGTTTTATTCGGGTTCTGGGCGGCCAAGAAGCTGCGCAAGGAGCGGTTTTCGGTCAAGATAATTTGGTCACATACAATACCCAGAATGCTAATCTCCATCGTGCTGATAACTGGAGCGTATATGTGGGATAGCACCTACCAGCAGGACTTAGTGAGCACCTACAAGATTGTGGGTTGGTTTATTTCAGGAGTGTTGCTTTACAGCATCGCCGAGAATGGCTACCACATCACCAACTGGGTCATTTTCCCGAAGTTAGCTAACCTAATAGGCGACAAGCTAAAGGATAAGACAGGAATTGACCTAAAAGAGAAAGAAGAAGCCAATGCAAAAGCTACTGATCATAAGGGATAACGCCCACGGCGTTGACGTGCCGGGTAAGCGCAGCCCCGATGGAAGCCATTTGGAATGGAAATGGAGCCGGGAGCGATGGGCACAAATTGAAATCATACTGAAGGCTTTGGGCTTCACGGTGGTTGACACCAATCCCACCGACAAGGAAATAGGAATGTGGAATCGGGTGGCAAAGGCCAATAAGTTTGCTAGGCAGCACCCCAATAAAGTTCCCCTTCTGATTTCCCTTCACAATGACGCCAGCGGGGTAACGCCCGAGTGGCGAGAGGCGCGGGGCATATCGGTTTGGACGAACAGGAAAACCGATCAATCAGACATCTATGCCGCCGAGATGATACGAGCGTTCGACCCCATAACCAAGGGGCGAACCCGATTGCGCAGGTACGATGTGGGGCCAGGCAACGAGGACTTTGAGGCCGACCTCACCGTGCTAATGGGCAACTATAGCGCCATGCTTATTGAGTGCGGCTTTCAGGACAACAAGCAGGATGTGGCCCTGCTGCAAGATCGGATGTTCAACAAGAACGTGGAGGATGCCGTGGTGACGGGCATTGAGCGAATAGCCAAGATTATTGACCCTAAATACAGAGCAAGCTATGAGAGGTAAAGTGATTATAGGGGGCATAATTGCCCTAATGGTGCTTATCGGGGTGGTAGTATCCCAGCGTAGGCAAATCGTCGAAATTCGCAAGGAAAAGGCAACCTACCAGCGAAATTTCGAGACCGCAACCAGCGGGCTGGAGGCGTACCGGAAAGCCAACGGCGAGCTGGTGGCAAAGGTGAATGCCTTTGACTTGAAGCACAACGAACTTAAGATGTACTCCGAAGGTCTGGAGCAGGATATTAAGGATTTGAACATTAAGCTTAAAAACGCCAAGGCAGCCAAGGTGATAGAGTACGTCTATATTTACAAGACAGATACCATATTGATAGCGGAGACAAGCCCCAACAGGTACTTCGCGAGCCTAAAAGATGAGTGGATTAAGCTGGAGCAGTGGATCAGCGTGGAGGGCAAACCGTCGATTGACAGCCTTTCGCTGGTGGTTCGAGATAAACTTACTCTGGTGGATGAGGTGGAATATAAGGGCTGGTGGTTCTGGAGAAAGCCCATTGGGGTGAAGCTGCACCTGAAGAGCGAGAACCCATACCTAAATATCGATAGGATGGAGAGTATTGAATTTAGAAAGTAGTATATTTGCAACAGCATTTCACCCCTCAGAGTTGCGGCTGACCGGGTGCATAGATCCCCCGATTTCGGTCGGGGGATTTCCCAAAAAATCGAAATCTTTTTTATTAAACCGTGATGTTAATGCTTCCATAAATATTAAAAATTTTGCTCTTATAAATCATTTGTCTGTGGAACGCAGACTTAAAAATCGGAACGAACTGCCGACATTAGTCGGAGTGATGACTTCCGAAGCCCCTTCGCCTTTAGGCAAGGGGTAGTTCACCACATTGCGAGGTGGAGCAGATGGTAGCTCGTAAGATTCATGATCTTAAGGTCGCAGGTTCGAGTCCTGTCCTCGCTACAACCACCAAGAAAGGGTGTTCTGAAATCGGAGATGGAGGGCATTGCTACAGGGGAACGCCGTTTGGATCCCGAACATAGATTTGGACGGTCGAATCGAAGATTTTAGCAGCAGGAACACCCGATGAGAGAGAAGGAAGAAAGGGGCTAAGCAGTTAGCCCCTTTCGCTATTTGGTAGCAATCATACTAACTTAACATATCCACCCCGTCGAGCTTGTACACAATATTCATAGTTGACAGATTTTTCTATTTAACATAATTAACCCCATTTGTTGAAACCGCGCGCCCAACCGTGCAGGCCGTTTTCTTTTACGCCTCCCTACAGCCTCCCAACGTGTTGTGTATCAGCGTGATACGATTTACTGATTCCTTTCGAGAAAAAAACCCCGCCGCAATGGAGTAACTCGCTGTGTATCAACACGCCCTGTTGATGTAATGTTTAGCGTTGCAAAAGTAATACGAAATATGTATTACAGGTATGTCTTGCTTTTCTTGTCCACGACCTTCACGATGGCATCCTTATATAATTAGGTATATGAAAAAAAAACATAAAATAAGTATAAAAATAACTCACAAAATATTTGGAATATAATATACAATAATATATCTTTGTGTAGTTGTTGAATAACAAATTAACCAAAAATTAAAAAATATGGAGGCAAGATTTTCGTTTCAAAAGGGATTTGGACAGGTAAAGCAGAAGGATGCGGAAAGGGTGCGCACGGAGATAATGCAGGCCCTTGGCATAACCACCCGCCCAAATTGGACTCGCCGCCTAAGGGGCGAGGTAGTTCCCAAGGTAACCGAGGCCGAGGCCATTGAGGCCATATTCGCCAAGTATGGTGTGAAGGAAGTATGGGGGGCGCAGGTATGACCAATTTAGCCAACATTAAAAGGACGATGACCAGCCGAGAGATTGCTGAGTACACTGGAAAAAGACACTCCGATGTTATGGAGGCCATTAGAACCATGGAGCCAGCATGGGAGAAAGTTAACGGACGGAAATTTCCGTTGGTTAAATACAAGGATGCAAAAGGTGAAATGCGCCCTGAGTATCAGTTAAGTAAAACCGAGTGCCTATACGTAGCCACAAAGTTCAACGACGAGGCTAGGGCACGGTTAATCCTTCGCTGGGAGGAGCTGGAGCAGGAACAGAAGCACCGCCTACCCCAGTCATTCTCCGAGGCTTTGATGCTGGCCGCCCAGCAGGCGCAGGAGCTGGAGCAAAAGGAGCTCCAGC